TCGGTCATGTTGGCATCGGCCAACGATCCGCGAGTCATCGCCTGCTGAGCCACCTGTGGGAAGTCGAACGTGATCGTCACCACCTTCATCGTGTTGGCATCGTCGGTCACGCCACCCGTCACCATCAGCTCCTCTGAGCACGCTGTCAGCATCAAGGCCGCTGACATAGCCATCCAAAGTTTTCTCATAGTGTGTTAAAGTTTTAAAAGTTTGGGTTTATTTTTTTTCTTTTTCATCTTCTCGGCTATCATGTCGAAGTCTTCCTGAACCGACTGCGCCAATACCTTCGCGTATCGCTGCGTCTGGGTGATATTGGTGTGCCCGAGCATCTTTGACACGTTCTCGATCTTCACGCCGTTGCGCAACATGTAGGTGGCGAAGGTGTGACGGGCCAGGTGCGAGTGCAGGCGTGTCTTAATGCCAGCCATCACCATGATGGCTTTCAGCTGGCGATTATAGTCCGCGTTGTTCATCTTCGGCACCTTCATGTCGTACTTTTCGAGAATGTGGAGCGCAGGCGGCAGGATGGTGCTGACATACGGCACGCCCGTCTTGATACGCTCGCCCGTGTGGTTCCATCGCATACCGTCCCATTTATATTGCGACATGTCGAAAGCCTGTGCATCCGAAAAACTGAGGCCAGTATAAGCCTGGAAGATAAACAGGTCGTGGGCCACGTCGAGAGGCGATCCCAAGGGTAAGATCATCGTTTCAAGTTTCGACATCTCCTCGTCTGTAAGATACTCCACCACCTCTTTGTCGCCACGCTTGAACTGACCGCGCAGGCGGTCGTATGGATTGCGCACCAGCTTATCAAAGAGCACGGCCCGATTGATCAACGCCTTCAGGCACTTGTGGTAATTGTAGATCGCAGCGTCACCCAACTTCTCGGGCTTCGCTCCGGCCTTCCGTCGTGCATCGCTGACAGGCTTGGTGAGCGAGTGCAGATAGTTGTCGAACCCGCTGATGTTCTCGGCGGTCACGTCCTGCCAGCGTCTGATTTTGGCGTAGTCGTTCAGTCTCACCACCAGTGGCTGGTAGTGCTTTTTTGTGCCCTCGCTGAGATTGAGAAGCGGAATCTGCTCCTCTATCCAGTCGAGGAACGTGGGGCGGTCATTCTGTACGTCGATCATTTGCCATACCTTGCGACGGATGTCTTCGGTGTTGATGGCCACATTATTCTCTACGCACGCATTCACGCACGCGAGTACCTTACTGTATATAATAGCCAGCCGTTCGTTCAGTTCCTTGGCTCCGTGGCAGTTGATAATCTGACCGGCCACGAACTCCGACTTGTGGCACTTGATGCCGGTGCCTATGTAATACGATTTGCGGTCAACGGTGATTCTGACCTCCACCTGACCAAGACCACCATCAGGCACTCGGCCCCTGTGATCCCATACGATTGTATTTGTTACTTTCATTTCGTTTTCAGTTTTCTTGTTTGCCGGTGTTTCCCCCTGTTTCCCTATCAGTCATCGTATAGGGAATCAAGCCAGGACCAAATCTTATCAAGCCTGTTTTAGAGGCTCTGTGATGTGATCCTCGTGGGGTTTTTCGTTATTTGTTTCCCCACCATTTTTGCCGTGGGGAAAACATTGGGGAAACATCCCGTCCAAAAATGTCCTATTTTGACCTATTTTGTATTTTCCCATTTTTCATTAAATTTGTCGTTAACTCCTTTGTTTACGGTGGATGTGCCCATTTTGACGCATATCCCCACCATTTTCCGAGTGATCCGCTTGGGGTTATGCGTGGAGTGAGTGAAACATCGATATATAGGTAGGTTAACCGTGTTTCATGGTAGTTGCATGGGGAAACAAATGGGGAAGCGGAAAAACGAATCCCCGCACAGAAGGTTAATCTATCTATAATGAATGCAATCATATTTTAGGGTCTAAAATCTTTCTTCGTTCATCAGCCACACCTCTTACAAACGGCCACTTTTCGGCGAAGTCATTTTCACGGATAAATACGGCAGCAGCCTCAAGCTCAGCGACACGCTTTTCGAGCGATTCAATATATTTATCTTTTTCAGCGATACGATTTTCCATCTGCGTGATGGTCTTGTCTTTATCAGACAGCCGAAGCTCTAACTGTGTTATGGTTTGATCTTTTGCAGCCAGCGCAGCATTAACCAGACTGCTTTGATCTATTATTGATGGATTGACCATTTTTAAAAGTTCATCATTTGTTACTTCTTCACGAGTAGTAAGAAGGCATCCTTTTCCTGTGAGCAGATATTCTATATTAAATACATCAGGATAAGCATCACAGATATTTTTAAACAAGTTGTCAGTCAGATAATTCTCATCTCCATTCATTGCAGCCGACATGCTTGTACGACCATAATGGAGTGCTTCGGCAAATCCTGTTTTTGTATGGATGCCATAAAATCTACGAAGATGATCGTAGACTTCAATAAGACGTTTTTGTCGCTCATTCATACACTTTTATCTTAAATGATGTTAACATAATACACTTTTTTAGGATAAACTATTGTGTTTCCTACATTTTTGTCTTATATTTGCACCCGAAAGTAAGTAAGTTAATAATCGGGATACAGAAATAGCCGTCAGACGTTATACACGTCTTAGCAAGGGTGATAGATTGCAAAGGTACGGCTTTTCTCCCGATTATAATACAAAAGTGTTGGATATTTAAGTAAGTTTAATAAATGACACAAGAGAAAGTAACACGTCAAGAACTCAGGGACATGCACATCGGGCAGACGCGCATCATCACTCTTATAGAGAAGAAAAAGATAGAATCAGCCCGGCAGACTGTCATGCAAGTGAGTAGGGAAGATGATATGGAATTTACCTTCAAACCTGATTATTCGGCGTCGGCAGTAAGTATTACGAGAGTAAAGTAACAACTAAACATATACGGACTATGACAACAGAAGAGAAAGAAGAAATCATTACCATTATCAAAGATACATTGAGAAATGAGTTAAACTCGAATCTTGATAAAGAGGAAATGAAGAAGAATCTGAGATCACTCTATATGAAAATTGAGTCAATGAGACCATACACATGCTCAAATTTGAAATGTAAGGAACGAAAGAGTTTATTATAATCATAAATGATATGGATAAACAACTGAGAGCTGAGATTGTGGCCGAGGTAAGGAAGGCGATGATGACCTACTCGGAGCGGTGGGTAACTGAAGACCAGCTATGCGAGTATGTCGGCACCCTGACGAAGAGGTGGCTAAAGAGCCACGGCCAGATGTTCAATCGCACGCGAGTGGAGTGGGACGACGCTGACGGCCACCACACCCAGGGATGGATATATCCGCTCTACGAGATTTTGGACTGGATCAACACAGGCAAGATCAAGGAACTCAGAGAAAGTTAATAATCACATAGATAGATTGTTGTTCAAAAGCAGTTACAGGCCGAGCGAGGCAGACCAAACGCAACGTACAATTAACCAAGGTTTTTAGTTATAAGGTAATAGATTGTTTTGTTTCCCAGCCTGCTGTGAAGTACGCTGGTTTTGAAAGAAAAGACGGAGAGAGTAATTCAGGATAGAATATAGATGGTAAGATTAGCTCAGTAAGTAGAGCATCTGGAAAAGGCGTAATTCACTTTAAGTGCGCATAGGAGTGAAGCCCAAGTGTACCAGAAGACAGGGGTTCGAGTCCTTTATCTTGCCCCAGATTAGAAAGTTTGTTCTTTGACATATTGGAAACAAACAAGACTGACAGCGGGGCGGTGGTTCCAGCCGCTGCACACCGGAGCGACATTGGTTGCCATGATGGAGTGGTGCGCTGTCAGTGTCGGAGGCGACAAGCAGCCCCGATGTTGAGGAACGGACTAAAGAGATTAAGGTAAGCGGGATGAGCTTTGCGCCCTCCCGTCGGTGGCGGCTTGATACGCCACATGGTTGAACTTAACGGCCCATGAAAACCGATGGGCGTGATAATGGTACGGTAGGCCACGTAGTTTAATATGGCAGAACACCAGGCGATCTGCGAAGAGCAGCGTCGAGGGGAGCGAGTTCGAACCTCGCCGTGGTCACAAACAAAGAG